GTATTGACCGCCACCATCTTTCAGTTTTCTAATTGCTGAAAGTGTTGATCTATTAAACATCCAAGTAGCATTTCTCATATACTCAGATTTAATATTGTGTGCCGCACCAATTAAGTCATCTGTCGCAAGTGCATCGTTAGCCGCTGTTGTTATATTATTACCTGCATTAGTTATTAAACCTTGAGGTTTTCCAACTGAGTTACCTGAAATAAATGCGTTTCCTTCAGCTTTTGCAAATTGCTCAACAAATTCTGCATTCATTTCTGCTTCTAAATTGAAAACTGAATCTTCAAGTTCTTGTTCAGAAATATCTACTAAAGCATATACTTCGTGTGCTGGAATTTCTTCCAAGCCAACAGCATATCCTGTAGTTTCTGATCTAGTACCTTGTTCAGCTACCCATTGTGCCGCAAAAGTGCCTGTTCTTTTTGGAACTTGTACACTTCTTTGACCAGTTGTTCTAACTCTTGCTACTGATCTTACTGGACTAAATTCAATAATACCTTTGATAATTTCTCTCACATATTCAGGTGGAGCCAAGTATCCAGCAGTATTGTCATTAGACACAGTTAAGACTTTAACTTCGTCAGGTGTTAGGTTTTCTTTACCTTTTCTCATCCATTTATCAAATACTTGTCTTTGTTTTGATTCTACTGGAGAACCTTTTCCAAAGTCAGGTCTTGATATAATAGTTTCTAATCTTGCCATTTGGTCTTGACTAGCTTTTTGGTATTCAGCTTGTGCTTTCATAGACTTTTCCATATCAGCAACTTTATCTAAATCTTTCTCGATTTTAGATAACTTGTTTTCTGTAATTGGATCAGAGCTACCTTTAGCTTCAATCTGTTTTAATCTTTCATCGTTAGTTTCTTTGAAAGACTCAAAAGTTTTACCAAGAGTTTCAACAGCAGATTTTACTTCGTTATTATCCATAATTGTTTCCTCTTTGTTTTATTGTTTAAGTATGTCAGCTACTTTGTTAATTAAAGTTGCTAACTGTTTATTGTCATCACCAGCATCTCGCTGTGATAAAGATTCGGATAATGCTTTCGCACCAATCTTAGCCTCTGTCCGAGAAAGACCTCCTGCATCACGCAAGATTTTTTCCCACTCTCGAATACTTTTAGAATTAGCTTTAACATTTTGTATTAAAGCTCTTTCGTTCATTGGAAACGTAACTAAACTAATTTCCATAAGGTCAACTTCTTTAAGAGTTCTTGTTCCTCTCTTATTTTCGTTGTATCCTTGTTTATCAGGATCAGCTCTAAATCCTATAGACATTCCATCTAGAGCACCCATCTTTAATAATTCATATGCTTCTCTACCTTTTTGTGTTCCCATTGCTAATCTACCTTTAACAAATAAACCCTTTTCATCTTCATACATATCTTCAAATACACCAATTGGTTCATCTGTTTTATGTTGGTAAAGCATTTTAACTTTTGGAGCTGGTCTATTTTCTAATGATTTTGTAAATGCACCTTTTTGCATAATATCAGAACCTTGATCTTCATTACCAAATATAGAACCATAACCTGTAAATGTTCCCTTATCATTAACAGCTTTAACATCTGAATGAAAAGTTAATTTTTTAATTTCTGTATCACATTGACATGAACCATCTACTTCACACACACATACACTTTTCATTGGTTTTTTCTTTTTAGGTTTTTTGTGATATTTATCTTCATCTTCTTCATCCATACCATATCCTTTGCTGATTGCTTCTTCATAAGCATCGTGTGTTCTACATGGCATGTAAATTGTTTTTCCATCTTTATCCATAGAGTGTGTTCCTACACAACCTATTTCTTTTGCTTTGTCTAAAGCATCTTCTTCATTACTAAACATATCTTCAGCTCTTGCTTCTTTTTCCATTTCGTCTTTTGGTTTATTTTCTTTTGCTGAAATAACATCAGTTAGAGTTTTAATAGCTTCACCCATTTTTTCTATATCACTCATTGTATATTTCTCCTTTTTACTATTTTCATATTGTGAGCTACAAACTGCTAATCTTTGAGTAGCTTTTGGATATTCAGAAGTAGTCTTATCATCTGACATACACCTACTCATAAAATCCTCTCGTTTTTCTTTATCTCTTGGTTTAACTAAAGGCATTATTTTCCTTTAATTTTATTCATAATTTTATCACAACAATTATTGAACCATTTATATTTATCATTTGATCTACATAGAATGATTCCAATTATAATTCCTATTAATATTTCCATAATACTACCTCTACAAGAAATCTGGCGTCGTGTAAATAGATACACAACGACAATTTATAGTTTCTCCTGGAGAACCTGCTGGATCTCCTGGATATTTTAACCGATCACCACCTACAATAAAAGGTTCTTCTAAACCTACTTGTTGCCCTGTTGCTTGTATATGAGTGGCTCTTGTTCTACCATCAGCTACTGCAACCCATTCTTTTCTAGTCCCTGCTATACCCATGTTTTCAGCGACCATTTCATTGGCAAAACTAGCAGTTCTATGTACCTCTGTTCTTGCAATAAGATTTGCACGAAGTACACCCATTCCTATTATAGCATTTCTTATTTCATTACCAGTAGAATTTATACCCTCACCATTTCCAAAACTATTATTTATTACATTTTGTATTTTAGCTTTTGTAGCATCATTTATACCAACAACAAGAGTTCCAACATTATCGTTAATATATCTTTCTAATTCTAATTCAAAATCACTTTCAAAGTCTTTTACATTTTGTTCCCTGTTAAGCATGTTATTTTTAAAAGCATTTGCAACGACTCTGTATTGTACTCTAAAAATATTCGCTAATTCATTAAAGGAATTATTCTGTCTTATTTCTAACATAATTGTTGAACCAAAGCTAAAATCTTCAGCTAATCCATTGCCTAATTTATTAAAGTAATTTTTTAATCTACCTGTAAATTGTTTGATATAAGGTTCTCTTAATCTATTTTGTCTAACCCATTCTCTTCTTTTTACATTTTTAAATATTTTAAGTTGTCTTGCGTTATAAATCATTAATGTAAAGTTGTGTTAATAGGTTTAATTATTTCTGTAACATCTAGATTTTGAGTAACATAAATATATGATGCTATATTAACAGCTTCCATTTCATTTATAACTGGACCAACTCTTATTACAACTTCATGATTATCATCATCATCTTTTTCTATAAAAAGTCTTGATGTTATTTCTTTTAATTTAGACACTTGGTACTCCTATGTTGCAAGTGGATGTCCACTTGGCAGTAAGTCTAGGTCAAATTTACCACCTCTAAATCTCCCTGATCTAACAGCATATAAAAAAGCATTAACTCTTGCATATGCCCATTGTTCTTCACTTGTTACACTAGGTCTTACACTTCCTGGATTTGTTCTGTAAGCTCCTATTCCTCTTTTAAATACAGCAGTTAGCATTCTTAAAGTAACTCTTTTACCTTTTTTATCACCATGCTTTTCATTATGTTTATCTACTTTGTTTTGTAATCCTTTTTTAACTGCGGCTGTAACTTGCTTTTCTTCTATAATTCCTTCTTCTAAAAACTTTCCTCTTTCTCTATCTAGTTGTGCTGATTTTTTCTTTGCCCAACTTTGACCAGCATCACCACCCCATAATGACCATGCTATTCTACCATTGGATGGATAACCTTTTTCACCAGGTCTAAAACCCTCTGCTCTTTTATCTACCTCATGTCTAGCAAAAAAACTGTTCATTCTTCTTACTGTTCTTGGAGATAGTTTCGTTTTGTTTACTATCTGATTTGCTCTAGTTGCACCTATAATAGTACCACCTCTACCAAACTCTTTCCTCCAATCTAAACCTCTTTTAGCTTCTGAAACCATACCATCTGTTGGTACTGTATCAATATCGCTTTCAGCTTTAACAACTTCATCTAATTCTTCATCGGTTCTTTCCATTTCGTTTTCTATTTGTAGCTGTTCCTGTTCTTCTTCTTGTAGTTGTTGTTCTTCTTGTTCATCTTGCATTGGATTAGTATCAGGTTCATCTTTTGGTGTTTCTTCATCACCTGCTATATTTAAAGGCATTAAATTTGCTGGTACAAGTAAACTATCTGCACCCTCTAATGGTTCATAACCCATCTGTTCTCTAGCTTCGTTTCTTGTAAGAATACCATTTTGTACTCCTTGTGTAACAGATTCAAATACTCTTTTTCTTTGTTCTGCCATAGCTGGTATAGAGTCTATGTTATATCTTAATTCTAAATCTTCACCAAATTGAGGTGATAACCATTCATTCAAATCTGACTGTACTCTGTCTAATAATGGAATAATTGTTTCATTG